AAGAATGCTATATAACTTTTGCCTCACTGCTCCATGCTCCATTATGTTTAAGTACCTGAAGGGCTTTCCTGCAATTCTTTTAGAAAGACAAATAGCATCGACTTTATTCCAGTTAGTTGTGTCAACGTTGAACTCTTTTTGCAAAAGCTTTAATGTTGCGCTGCGCTCTTTTCTTATCTTATCCTTTATTCCTACAATGTCCTCAAGTTGATTTATCAAAGTGAAATACTCTCGATCATCAATCTCTTTTAAACTGGTTGTTCTTCCATTGGTGATGCGTGAAATAAGAGCTCGCTTATATTCTTCCTGTTCTTCTTTGTCCGTATAGATGTAGCGAAGAAGAAAGTAGAAATACTTGTAATTATTTACTTTTTTCATTCTCTCTAGTTCTCTCTAAATCTAATGACAGCCATTGTCACTTGGTTTCTTTTAATCTCAATCGAATACTCGTCCTTATCTTCGCAAATCTCTGCAGTGAGATTGGTTTTTTCGTTCAGAACTGTTCTCTTTTTAATTGCAAGAAGTTCCTCGTTCATTTCAGCGCAAAGAGTAATCCACGTAAAGCTTTCATTGCTTTTAGACGTTATAAAGCGAAAATATTGTTCAAGTAGCTTAATCCACTTTGGGTGCTTCTTTCCGCATCTGGTTTCAAAATAAAATTTACCTTTCATATTGCGATAATTTATAATCTACATACACCTGGCGTGCAACAGATAAAGTGTCATTCACGCTATTTTTTAAACTCTCAACAGGAATCAAAGGCAAGCCATTGTGACAAACGTACAAAGTACCATTGTATTCTGTTATCTGAATTGCTACTTTTGCATCGTTGCAAACTCTATTCTCAAGTTCAATTCTTCTTGTCTTTTTCTCGTTTTCGCAAGTAGTTCTAAACCAACTTGCGATGTTTGTTAAAATATTTTTCATCTTTACTTATTATTTATTTGTTGTTTCCATTCGATTGTCACAACAGCATCTAGGACTCCAGTTCCTCCACACATTGAGCAAGGTTCTTTCACTGGTTCATTGTATGAGTTGTGAGACCAAAAATATCCATTACCCTGGCATTTGTTGCAGAAGTGATTTTCACTTACCACCTGTTCTTTTGCAACTGTCTTGCAATCTTTATTCAATCTTACAACACCTGCAGTGCTTATTGGATTAGAATTGCCAGGATAACTTGGTGTTGTCAAATTTATTATTTCACTTACTTTACTCATCGTTGTTGTTTATTTCATTATCTATCTCGTTTTTCTTTTCAACTGCGATTTTATTTCCATATCGAATTGCTCCTTCGTCCCAAACTACGAAACCACCACCGCCTGCAGTTTCCTTTTCACGACCAGAACAAAGTGCCATAAATCCAGATACTCTAATCTTCACGCCTGCAGCGTATCTCAATCGAACGGCATCAGCACCCATTGGACGGCTTTTATATTCTTGCGAAATGAAAATAAAGCTCTTTTTATTGAACGTTTCTATTAGTTCCATTGCATCTTGATAGGTCCAGTTTGCCATCTGAAAGCTATCTATAATAATGAATCGAGGACTTTTAGGCTTAGATAATCTTTCTTTCAAAAGGTTTATATCTGGATCTTCTATGATGCTTAATTTTCGTCCAACAGAATTCATCTCAAACATCTTAAGTCTTCGTTGAAACGACTGCCTTATACCTTCTTCTGCACTCACATATAAAGTCTTTCCATATTCGCAAAGCTTTTTTGCTAATTGCATAACAAAAGAACTTTTACCTTGTGCTGATGCTCCAGAGATAAACCATGTTTCATTCATCGCTGGGCATCCGAACGATTCTCGCCATCTCCCTTTCCATTTGATGATCTCATATTTCTTCTGTGAAACTTCACGAGGATTGTATGCTCTTATTTGCTTTGTCATCTTTTTTCACCTCCAGCTTTTAAGCGTTCAATGAACTTATCTGCAGCCTTTTCGCTAAATATCAAAGCTCTCTCTATAAATGTATCTGCAACTTCATCGGGTTTTACTGCCATGTCTACAATGGTTTTTGTAAAAACATCTTTCATCACTTCATACTTGCGTCGCTCATAATCAATCAACGTGTGTGTAGGTTTCTTTTTCATTGAATTTCTTTGCTCAGCAAACTTTTCCTGACTTGTCTCTAATATCTTATTAGTATGCTTTACTTCTGCATAAATACCCTTTAACGCATTCTCCATTTCCATTTCAAATATTTTCATCTCACTTACTTTTAAATTGTTCTTAATTTTTCTATTTCAGTATAAACACGTCTTAATCCTCCTTGTGTCTTCAACACTATTGCTTTAATGTCAGTTCCTTCAGGGGCGTTTAACTTCGCTACAATGTGTGCTTGCTCTCTCAAGAACTTCTCTCTTTCTTTGCCATCGTCTGGTGTCACCTTTGAATATCTATCACCATAGCGTGAAAGCATTTCAGTATAGCCTACTTTCTTGCATTCAATAGAGCGGTTTATCTTTTCTTTTAAGCCGTCTGCACCCATCATATACCAAGCGCAACAACGTTCAGTCGCATTCCACAAGGCTTTAAGTTCCAAGAAGGCTTCATATTGCAAGTCGCCTGCTTCATCTAAAATAATTAAAGGCTGATCAATACTGCGAAGATAGAAAACAAGATCATCGTACACATCGCTATATCGTCCATTGCTATTCACACCAAACTCTTTAGCTATCTTTCTAATTAGCTTTAGCTTTGTTTTTACTTGCGAGCAATCGATATATACTGCATTCTTGTGACTTGATGCGTACAGGCGAGCAGTAAACGTCTTTCCAATGTTTGGAATGTCGCAGAGAATTCCACTTGTACAAGAGTTCTGTGAAAACTCGAGTTGTGCCATTATATAAAGATATGTAGGTGTTTTGGCTGCTTTCCATTCAATCTTTGAACGCAACTCAACATCTAATCTTCTTGCTATTGCAATCCAACTAGCATCACTCAAAACTTTGTCTGTTTGTCCGTTTTTCACTGCGCTATACACTGCAGTGTTAATACCTAATGCAGCTGCGTGCTTTGCGTCGCTTGGATAATTTTCACGATTAGCTTTAATAGCTTCGATAATTCGTGTTTTTATATCGTTTGTAATCATATTAAAATAGAATTTAAATGTTATTTGAACGTTGTTTAATGGTCTTCTAATCCTTTTTTTGCATAGTCTTGTGCCCAAGAACTACCTAAGTAATTATTGTAGTCTTCATCATTATTGGGGATTGGCGTTTCTACTTCGAGGTCTTCCACATCTTCCACATAGCTATCTCTTTCTTTCAACACACCTACATGATTAATAGCGTTATTCTTTAGATAGTTATTAAAAGAAGCAATCTTCTTTTGCTGTTTCAAGAATATAGCTTTGTCCTCTTCTGTTTGTTCAGCATCAGCAGTGTTGAATGTGCCTAAATTCTCAAGTTTATCAACCAGCATATCATTTTGATAGATGAACACCTCATTATATTTACCTTCTTCGTCTGGAATATAGTATGCATCTACTTTCATGTTGTTTGGCGCAAGTTTTTCAAGAACGCTTGTATCACTTAACCACCAGTCTTGATGATCAACTCTGCAATAGCTGTTTCGTCTGATGCTCGTTTCCACCTTTTCACCAATATATCTTGCTAAAACAGCTTTATTAATTGGTTGAAGTGTTGGATTGATGTTTGCTTCAAACACTTGCCAACGTGTCATGCCTTTATACTTCTTTTGGTTTGGATGTAAAGAATTATTCCATTCCATTACGTCGCAGGCATCCTCTAATATTAGTTGCTCCCAGGTGTAATATTCCTTTTCTTCGTACAAATCATTACTTGCATCGCTTATCTTCTTGCTTTCTGTACGCCATTTGCCTTTGCCATAAAAGCGTCCAATGCCTAAGTGGTTGCGGTGTTCAACTGCTTTCTTCTTTCCACCATTCATTGGTTCTGCATACTTCTCTTGCGAGTTTTGAGGTGCGCAAAAACGAACAAATGGGAACATCACATCGGCTTTTAAGAAGTTATCTTTCCACTGCGTCATCAAGTGATTTTCAACCTCGACTTGTGCAGGAGTGCCCCAACCGTGTCTATCAAGTAGTCTAAACATACTTCTAAAGCACTCTATTACGATGTCAGTTGTTTTGTAGCGATTGTAAGCAAATCCAACTACACATTGACTTGCAACGTCATAAGCGTAATATGCTTTTGGTCTAAGTTTTGTATCTTTCAACTTGCGTGGCAAATCTCTATCGTCGAAACTCACCTTTGAAAGAGAGAACTCTGGAGCATGACGATGAACGTGTGGTGCATTCTCATGCATAAAGCTAGTCCAGCTCTTCAATTTGTGTTCAATTAAAACCTTATTATTAGGCTTATTCATGTAGAAGTTTATTGTTGCTTCGCTCAATTTCTTAGGTTCGCCTTTTTTGTCGACAAATTCATCTGGGTTAAACATTTCACCTGTCGTTGGATCGAAAGCTTCAATTTCGCCACAAACGAAAGAAATATACATGTCATAGACTTGCTTTGCAAATGGCTGATTGCCCTGTATAGCTAAACCAAGAATCAATTGCTCTGTTTTATAGTCTACACGTCTGGTATTTTGGTTACCGAACTTTCCACTTATCAAACATTTATATCCTTGCTTCTTAAATTCGTTCACTTTCTTTCTAAAGCGAATAACACTTGAAGGCAGCGTGTGATTAAATTCCTTTTTTATCAAATCAAGGCATTGTGTCATCATCTCCCAGTCGTATCTTTCACCCATCACCTGGTGTTGCGCTTTTGCATTGTTATAAAGTGATATTGCGCACTGAATTACACTTGCATTGTTAGTGTATTCTAAGATGTGCTTTTGTGAAAGCTTTGCGCCACATAACTCCTCATCTGAATAGAAATTGTAAGCGTTTCTATCATAGATGTAGTTGTCTTTTATCCATTTTACAAGGCGTGTTATTTCGATGTTTGGATACCATTCTCTAACAGCTTCTTTCATATCAGATGGAAGACTATCGACTGCCACTAAAGCGTAATTGCCTAATCCACGAGCATTTCGTACAACACAAAACTTCTTTCGTGCAGCCATCTGTTTATAATTTGGCTCACTTAACAATCCACGTTCAATTAATTCTTTTGAAGGGATGCAAAGTTTATCGTTGTAATATTCAATCATTTTATAAAACAGTTACATTATTGTAGTTTGGTAAGCATGGAAGAATTTCTGCATGAAGCTTTTCTATTTCAGAAATTAAATCACTCTCAAATGCCTTTAATAGCGTTGCTCCTTTTCTTAATTCTGCTTTTCTATTCTTCACTGTTAGAATTCTGTCACCTGGAAGAACTTGTATCATCGTTCCATCGCTAAAGTGAAATGTTTCTATTGCTTTGCACTCGTCGCACATCAAAATTCCTCCGTGTAGCATTGCATCTTGTCTAATTGCTTTCGCTGCATCAGAAAAGCCACGCTTTCCATCAAACATTAATGCACGTCTTAAAGTTTTCTCACAAACTTTGTAAATCTTCATTAAGCGTTCTTTCTCGCTTTCAGATGTTAAAATGTATTTCTTCATCGTTGTATTTTTTTATTATTTATATTAATGTGTATATCTAATATTTTTTGTATTTTTGGGGCGTGGTCTTTTATAACCACGTTGCAAAGTTAACAAGAAATCTCGATTATGCAAGAAAAAAAACAAGAAAAATCACAGATAAAGCAAAATATTTTGCAATATCTGCAAGAAAAAGGTATCACAGAAGCGGATTATTACAAGAAATCTGGCACAACAAGAGGGATATTAGGGCAAAATAATGGCATTAGCGAAGAAAACATTGCAAGATTTCTTTCGTTTGCTCAAGATGTGAATTACGAATGGTTATTTTCTGGCAGAGGCAAAATGTTAAAAACAGAAGATAAAGAACATACTTCAAACACCGATCCTCATCTATTGACATCATTAAGTTCTTTGAAATATCACGAAAGAAAAGAAGATAAGCAATCTGTTCCATTATATAATTTTACAGCATCTGCAGGCTTAAGAGATTTCTTAGATAGTAGCGATCAGACAATTATAGATTATATTCAAGTACCCAATCTACCTAAATGCGATGGTGCTATTAGGGTTACAGGAGATTCGATGCAACCAATATTAAAAGCAGGAGATATTATTATCTATAAAGAGATGCCTTTAAATATTCAAGATTTATTTTACGGTCAAATGTATCTCATATCTTATGAAATTGATGGAGATTACTATGTTGTTGTAAAATATATCAGAAAATCTGAGAAAGGAGAACCATTTATTAAATTGGTATCAGAAAACCCTGAACATGCATCTAAAGATGTAGAATTTGGTAGAATTAACGCCCTTGCGCTTATTAAAGGGTACATAAACGTGAGCTCCATGTGATAACGAAGCGTTTGCTTTGTCCTTTGAAAGACGCTTTGCCCCCACAAAACACACCCTTTAAAACACCCCCAAAACATCTATAACTTACTGATAATCAAATATAGAAAACTTTTTAAAACCTCGCAAAAAGTGGGTATTATGCCCCCCCCTATATGTGCGTATTTACTTAGATTATCTTTAAAAGTGGTATTTACCCCCTCCCCCTATTAGGGGGTATTTTGATGAGTTTTGTAACCCCTAACTTTTATTTTTGTAACCCCTAACTGTAACCCCTAATGTAACCCCAAACACATTTTTAGCCCAAAAACCAACAAAAAAAGGCAGCAAAATGCCACCTTTCTTTGAACTTCGTTTAAATACGCTTTTAATTGCGTTTTAAGCCTCTTTTATTCACTCTGTGTTACTTCCTTTTCTCTTACACGTTATAAGCCTATTTTGCTGAATTATAGCACGTTTGCTCACTACTGTGCCTCCTCCAGATAAGCCTGCATGGAGCAAATAATTCTTTGTAAAACCTATCTGTTGCGGTGTAAATACTTCAAACACGGCACTTATGCTCCCAAAGTACCAATCTTTACGCTTTACTCCATCTAATCCTACTATCAAATGTACATGTATTACTTTTGTCATATTTAGAATGTTTTTATACTGCAAATATACCAAATAATGTGTATATGGAAGAAATTACGAATATTTATTTTACGAAAAGAGTAAAAAAAAGAGGGTAAAACACCCTCGAAAACGCCTATTATTGAAGCCTGTAATGGTTCTGTGTTACATTTATGTTTCAAATCCTAGAGTTATTAAAGCCTGCCTGTACTATAAATGTTACATAAATGTTAAGGGTTTTTACCCATCGTTTTTTTGGCTCGAACTTATAAAACACGTCTAACTGATTGATAATTAAGGCTCTATATTTATTTTATTGAAGATTTATAAAGTTACGCATTGTTCTGGGGGTGGTA